CCTCGGTTCTTATCCGGCTAGTGCGACAAGGTGTCGCGGGCTAGTTCTATAAGGGAGCCATGTCTTTTCAAACAAAATACATCGATTACCATAATGTGACAGGATTTCTGCCACATTCGGGGCATTCATATCTTTTGAATGGTGCTCCACAGTCTACGACTGTTCAGCAACGTTCAAAGACCTCTTTTAGGTCAATGGATAACCCTATATGGAACATCCGCAAAAGCGAGAAACTTCTCGGTAAGCGTGGTGTTAAAGTATTCTCTCGCCTTGATTTAGGCAATCATTTGTTCCGTAAGGAACATTTGTTGAGAGTACCTTTTCGAAGTAGCGCGTACAACAAGGTTATAAAACCATTCCAAACATTTGAGTATTCCGGTGCAGTATGCATCGGAAGTAACATGTCGAATCTCAACTTGATAGCGATGCAAAATTTGTCGCTACCCAGCTTTGAAGATTCGGATGTCTCCCTTTGGGGGAGAGGTGCAAGCGTAATAGCTTCCACGTTACCGAACAAAGAACAGATGAATATCGCTGTTTCTTTGGCCGAACTCAGACGTGAGGGACTTCCGTCCTTCATGTCTCTTCGTGAGATATTCAAGAACCCCGGTGGGGCTTACTTGAACGTCACGTTTGGATGGGAACCAATCATTCGCGACGTCCAGAAACTCTGTAGCGTCCTCTCTCAAACCAAGGATTTAATCCAAAAGTTTGAGGATATGAGGGGCAAGGAGTATCGAAGACGTCGTAATGTTTTGCAGGAGGAGTCAACCGACTCATACCTATATAATGTCTTAACACCGGCTTATCCGCCGGTGCCGACATTATTTACAGGTGCATCTTCTGCAGTTGCGCGCCCAACTGTGGTCAGGAAATATTCTGATCACATTTGGTTTTCAGGATGTTACCGTGTGGCCACCCTCGATGATTCAACCTTGTTAGGTCAGATCACCGATTGGGAGTCGAAGGCTAATCACCTTCTTGGCATACGGATAACCCCTGAAGTGCTGTATAATCTTACAGCATGGACATGGTTGCTCGACTGGTTTGTTACGGTTGGTGACGTTGTCACTAACTATAGCCACCTCGGTCGAGATGGTGTTGCTCTGAAATACGGGTATCTTATGCGTACGACGAAAGTCGAAGCTGAGATTACCCTTCCAAACGTCTTTTGGAGAGGTTTGGAAGTGACTGATACGGTTATCTTAACGCGTCAGTCGCGTGTTAGAGCTACCCCTTACGGCTTTGGACTCACGGCCGCGGATTTGAATCCGAAACAGTGGTCCATCCTTGCTGCCCTTGGACTTTCCAAGGCGCAGGGCGTTCTTTGGTAACCTGCTAAAGAATGATAATTTAATTAACAAGTTAATAAGGACACACGCTAATGGCATTTTCAGATCCGCAAACAGTTACGGTGAACGCCGTAGCCATCGTTATGCCCCGTACGGGTTCCGACATCAATGCCGGTACCTTTACGAGTGCAGATGGTCAAAGCGACCTGGTGGTTTCCCACCAGGTTTCTCGCCGAGGAGTTAATCGTGTCAGATTCCATCAAGTTTTGATTGCGTCTGACCCGTACCTCCCTGCCGCCAACATTCCGATCGACCATTCCGTGACTTTGACCTATAATGGGCCAAAGACTGGATTTACGGCCGCTCAGAAGAAGCAGCTGGTAGACGGCTTTCTAGCCTGGCTATCAGCTTCTTCTGGGGCAAACATTACAAAGCTTCTCGGTTTCGAGAATTAATTTTGTAATGTTCTGTTGTATGTACATACAGTAGTGACAACACGATATAGATTTTCTAGATTCGTGCATCATAAACTGCTTTACATATTGGGAACGGGTGGTGACAATCTTTTGTCACCCTCCGTTCCTTGGATCTGTATGCTATTTAGCTAAGGATCGTTTCACCTTCAGAAAGGAAGGTTACGTGAAAAGCCTAATAGTGTTCGCCAATAAGCTACTCGAAGATCTCGGTAGCTTGTGCCAGATAAGTACCGCACGTGATGTAAAAACCATCACGCGTCGAGTTGAACATGAGGGGTGGTCGTTCTTTACGATCACCCTGTCCGACTTTGGAAAAAGCTTCGAAAAAAGCCTTGACCTTGGTCAGATAGTCCGCGACCATTTTAGTCCCACTTGGGGTTTTTGTGGCGGTGTCCCGAAGTTTCTTTCGGGTTTCCTCGGACTTGTGTTCAACAAGGACACTGGTACTCTACTTGAGGAGCCATCAATTGCAGCCATCTACTCGATTCGCCAATTTTCGTTGGCGTTCGGGAAAATGGAGCTGGATTGTTCGAAAGAACGTATCCAGCGCGCAAAAGATAACTATTTCAAGTGTGAGTTGGAAGTTCGTGAAGCAGATAAAGTTCTCAACGAAGATGACCAACGGAGTTATGAGCGTATTGCTCAGTTACTCTGGAGGGATTCCTTCGCCGAACTTGACCGTCGGCTTTATGCCGATGAGTTTCTGCCTCGACACGGGAGTGGGAGCACCGCTGATCGCCTTCTCGGCAATCAAAAGTACTTACTCTCCACCTGGACGGATAGACTTGAGAAAGCCTTCCCATTTTACAAATGGGCGAGGTTTTCATACAAGGAATTTGATCCAGAACGTGTGAACTTCCACGAACCCGGTCAGGAATTACCCGTGAGGGTCATTACTGTACCTAAAACGCTCAAAACTCCACGGATAATCGCGATGGAACCTACTCACATGCAATATGTGCAGCAAGGGCTACTTGAGATTATCCAAGAAATATGGAGGAGATTTACTATCCCCTCCGCTTTCGTCTGTTTCGATTCCCAAGTTCCTAACCAGGAGCTTGCTCGAAAGGGTTCTCTTACGGGAAGCCTAGCTACACTCGATTTGAGTGAAGCTTCAGATAGAGTTTCGTATCAGCATGTACTGGGTCTACTTCGCAAGAACACGATCACTCGTGAGGCAGTTGATGCCTGTAGATCCCGGAAGGCTGATCTTGATGGGACGAAAATTCGTCTCGCCAAGTTTGCGTCGATGGGTTCGGCTCTTTGCTTTCCTTTCGAATCTATGGTCTTTTTGACCGTAATATTCGTTGGGATTGAGAAGAGTCTAGGATACCAGTTGTCACTAAACGATATCTTATCGTTTCGTGGCTCGGTACGCGTATATGGGGATGATATTGTTGTCCCTACTATACATGTTGAATCTGTTAAAAACGCTTTAGAAACATTTGGTTTCAAAGTGAATACCGGCAAGTCATTCTGGACTGGGAAGTTCAGGGAGTCTTGCGGTAAGGACTATTATGACGGAGTGGATGTTAGTATAACAAAACTACGTCGCAATATTCCTAACAACAGATCGGATGCGTCCGAACTCGTTAGTTTGGTTTCGACAAGAAACCAATTGGTTATGTCCGGGGTACCATTCCCGTCCTTAATTAGTTGGCTGGATAAGATTATTTCTTTAATAATCCCCTTTCCTATTGTTGGTCCGAACTCACCAGTTCTGGGTCGCCATGAAATCAGTGGTCATAATGACACTGAGCGCATGTGTGCTGAATTGCAACGCCCCCTCGTAAGGGGTGCTGTAATTCGGGAGACTCGTACTCGCAACTCTGTTGACGGTTACGGTGCTCTACTCAAGATGGCTCTCAAGCGGGGCCCCGATCCTTTTAAGGATCCGGAACATCTGGATTTCTCCGGACGTCCTTCACGCGTCGGCATTAGAGTGAAGTGGTCTCCAGCGACTTAACGTCGCTGGTGAAGGCAGAAATGCCTTTGTGG